CGTGTTCGGGAGCCCGGACACATCCGGAATGAACCCCACATCACCATAGGTGCTACTGCCGTGGGCCTGAGCCTGATTCCACCAGTGCCGGATCAAGGCAAGGCACGCTGCGTCCACCCCGACCGGGACCTCTGTGGTGCCCACCACGTAGGTAACGTCGTACACCCCGTGAGGGACCCACCCGAACGCCTCCACGAGGCCCGCCGACGGCCCCGTGACGTACAAGCTGGTGATGTCCACGGCGGGCGAGTACGGGGTCACCGGGGTGATGCTGGTCAGGCTCCGGACCGGGGCCGAGTAGAGCGCGAAGGGCCGGCCCCGCAGAGTCATCCGGTCGGTGACGGTGCGAGTGGTGTACTCCACCTCCACCAAGATTCGAGCTGAGGCCCACGCAATGTACCGCTCCAGCACCGCGTCATCGCTGGTCCCGGAGAGGCGTAGAAACGCTTTGGCGTCGGCGAGGGACACCAACCGGGGATAGGTGGCTGGGTCGAACACGTCCAGAACCTCAGTGTTGCTGTCCGCGTTCGACCCGGTCGCGATCCACGTGATCCGGTAGTGCCCGGCCACGGTCAGGTCTGTGGCCGGGAGGATTTGCGAGTACAGCCCGGTCCCGTCGTGTGTTGGGGTCGCGTACAGCACCGTGGTGCCGTCCGGGCGGTACAGAGTCATCGTGATGCCGGTTGGGTCCGCCGGCACCCCGGCTGTAGACAGAATCGTGGTGGACACCTGTATCGGCTGGCCGAGCGGGGTCCAAGTCATAGCGCACCGGGCCGGGCAGCGGAGCACCGGACATCGTGGCTGGTCTTCTGTTCGTCCATGACCACATCGACGAACCCGATCCCGTCCAACACCTCGTACAACTCCAGCGGGTCGATGTTGCCGTAGTACTCGCCCGGCCGGAGTGCGCCGCCGTCCACGCCCGAGTGCGGGGCCCGGCCGGGGCCGGCCGTGGTCAACAGCAGCCTGCCGCCGGGGACCAGCGCCATGAACGCGGTGTCCAAGATCGACGGCCACCCTGCCGCGTGCTCCAGACACTCCGTGGACACGACCATGTCGTAAGGACGGGGGGACACCCACTTCGTGGCGTCCGCCACGATGTCCACCCCGGCTCCGGGGAGGATGTCGAGCACGTGCCACGGGTCGGCTCCGGGAAACAGCTCACGCACGGACCCGTTGACGTTCCTGCCGCCGATGTCGAGCACGGACATCTGGGCCGCAGTCGCGTGTGCCCGCACCCACTCGTACGCCTCCGCGTGCATTACCTACCCACAATCACCAGTGAGCACGTGAACGATGGCGTGGTTCCGCCGACTACCCACCGGGCCCGCAGCGTGTCTCCCCACGGCACCGTGGCCGCCGAGATGTTGAGCATCGCAATCCCTGCGGCCGTCTGCTGAGGGAAGGTGCCGATGGTGCTGTAGTTGGTCCCATCGATGGCGTCTTCCAGAACCATATCCAAGGTAGGTGTGGTGCCGGAGACAGCGGTGATGCGAAGCTGCGCCCGCAGTAGGCCGTAGTTCGACCACCCCGGAGACGGAGTGTTCTGACTACTCGTGGTCAAGGCCGCCGACAGCAGCGTTACCGCAGGGGACAGGGTCACGGTCTACCGCCGTTCCGCAGCCGGGCCGCGCGCGGTGCGCGTCGGCTTCTGCTCCACCACGGTGACCAGAGGTTCGCCGAACAGCTTCCGGTGCGCCTCGTTCACGGCTTCCGCGCGCACCGTGAGGCCGCGCTGTACGTACCCCGCGTACTCGCGACGCATGGCTGCGGCCACCTCACGATCACGGTCCGCCGCGTACTGCTCCTCGGTCCGGTTGTCCGGGCTGAAGCTCAAATCCGCTGGCATGATGCCCCCTTCCTGCGATCGGGCCGGGCACCGGTCCTTCCCCGGTGCCCGGCTACGGAGATCAGAACGTCGGGGTGATCAGGCCGGTGCCGGAGATGGCGGTGATACCGGCCGGGTACCGCTCGGAGTGCAAGGCCACGTAGTTGTAGAAGCGGAGCAGCACCGAGAGATTCTGCGCGTACGTCTCCCGGAAAGCCTCCGCACGCGGCGTCTGCTCGAACAAGAGGATGTCGTCCGTGCGGAAGATGATGATCCGGTCTTCGTTGGTGCCAGCACCAAGGTTGATCGGAACCGACGGGTCCACGTACACCGGGACACCCTGAACGGTGCCGACGAACCCTTGCGACGACACGCCTTCCTGCGTCGCCACCGCGTTGAGCGGCCCCTGCGCGCTGGGGACGAACAGCGGGCGACCCGCGCTGTCGAGCTGGGACAGGCCCCACGCCCAGCGACGCGGGTGCATCACGATCGCGTTCGGGGGAAGGAAGCGCAGAGTGTGAATCCTCTGAATGCCGTCCGCGATCTTCGGGTACAGCTCCCCCAAGGTCGGGGTGGCGTCGGTGTACGTCACCGCGTTGATCCCGGAGACGTTGAGCAAGCCCCGCTTGTTCGCGGCGTTGTTGTTGAGCACGAACACGTCCACCTTGGTGGCGTAGTCGCGCGCCAAGTCCTGGAGCAGTACCTGATCCATGTTCACGGGCGACTGCTCGATGAGCTGGAGCGACACCACCTGCTGTCCCGCGATCGTGGTCACGGCGGCGGTAACGGCCCCCGTGGTCGCGTCGGTGTTCTGGACCGCCGTGTTCTGTGTGGTCTGCTCCGCCGTCGCGGTGCCACCCGTGAGCTTCGGCAGGTTGATCGAGTCGGTCCCGGCCGGCAAGGCCATCGACCCGATCAGGTCCGCCGTCGGGCGGGCCGCGCGGGCGAGATTGACCCACTGGTCCACCATCCACAAGGGCGGCACGAAGTCACCACCGGCACCGTCCACGGTGGTCAGAGCACGCTGCTCCATGACCTGCCGGTTGTTGCGCTCCAACCGTTCCTGTGAGTCGCGGCTGCCGTGAATCTGGGCCCGCACCACGTCGCGGAAGTAGCTGACGTTCCCTCCACGCCGGTACACCTCCGGCTCGGAGAGCACACGGGCCGGGCCGCTGGACCGCTCGGTGCCGGTCCGGCCCAGCTCCGCGTCCGACTGGCCGGCGCGCGCGGCGCGCTCCTCCTGCGCTTCCACGTCCGAGATCCGAGCCTCCATGGCCGCGATCTCGGAGTCGCTGGCCGTGATCCGGGCCGCCAGATCGTCGAACGCGCGGGTCTCGTCGGGGGTGAGTGCGCGGGCTTCGGCCTGCGGGGCCGCCATGATGCCGTCCAGCTCCGCGCGCAGCGCGCTACGGGCCTCACGGAGAGCTGTGAGTTGGGTACGGAGATACGCGAGCATGATCAAATCCTTTCGGGTAGCTGCTCGCGTCCAGGTGGTGGACCGGGTGCCCAGCTCGTGGGCGGCGCGGTCTCCGGCGTACCGGTGAGCGTTGATTGGCCCAAGCTTAGATGATCTATCTACAGGGTCAAGGCGCGGAGACGCGCCGAGTACAGCGCGAGCGGGCCGCCGGCCGGGGCCGCGCCGGACATCGACGCTCCACACTGGTCACAGTAGAGCGCGTCCGAGTCGTTCTCTGATCCGCACGACGGGCACGGGGTGTCGTCCTCTTCGTCGTTGTCGATGTCCACAACGACGACGGACAACCTCTTGGCCATCTCCCGCGCCGCTTCCGGGGAGAGCCTGGACAGGTCAAGCCCACGAAGACCCACCGATGTGGTGGGGTTCGCCCCGAAGTTCACCACGGACACGTCACCACGGTGAATGTCCACCTCCTTGATGTCGCACTGCGTGTAGTCCGGGGACCACTGCTGACGGATGATCCGGAACGCGAAGCTCATTTCGTCCACAGCCCCGTCTTCGAGCGCGGTGAGCATGTCCCGCACGTCCGTGCGTACGGCGTTCACCTCCGCGCTCATGTGTAGGCCGGTGCTGTCCTCGGACAGCCGCAGCGTGCCGGCCTTTGTGGCCGCCATGCTGAGGCCGCCGTGGTTCAGCAGCAACTGCACATGCGGAGTCTCGGACAATGTCTTGGTGAAGCTCCCGCCGGCCATGACCTCCGTGTACGGGCCCATGAAGTCCCACATCTCGTACGGGGTGTCCGTCACGGATGCGTAACCCTCAAGGGTCACCGGCCCGGGGCCCTGCTTACGGGCCGTGAGCTGCACCCCGTAGGCACGGCGAACGAGATCGCGGCTCGGCTTGCCGGCCCGCGTGGATAGATCAACCATCTGTGCCTCCGGGGGCCGGGATTAGCTGTGGTACTGATTGGGCTTCCTGCGTCTTCGTCTCCACCGGCACCGGGGTATCGCCCCACGGGACCGGGGGCAGATCTTCCAGGTCTCGGATCTCGTTGACCACGTTGAACTTGGCGCGCAACGCGATCTCGTGCGCTTGGTACCGGGTCAAGGTGTCGGTGCGCAGCAGCGCGTTGCGGTTGAACCGCACGTAGCGAGGGGCCGGAAGGTGCTCCGTCAGGATCTTCTCGATCCTGACCAACCATGGGTCAAGTGCGTACGTGAGCAAGTCCAAGGACCGCTGCTCCACGTTCGCGTATGTGAGGTTGCCGCCGGTCGCGTAGCCCAGGATCTCGGGCATGCCGGGGCCGAAGATCCGGGCGCACTCGGCACTCGTCATCTGCTGGGTCTCCAGAAACTGCGATTCATTCGGGGCTATCTGGAGCTGCTGGTAGCGCCAGCCCTGCCCCATCACCACGGGCTCGCGGGTGCCGCGCACCGCTGCCATGAACCGCTGCTTCAGCGTGGTGGCCTGCTCCGGGGTGATGTCCTTCGCGGAGTCGTTGACCAACATACCGGACGGGTGCGCCCCATCGGCGAACCATTGTTCGCCGAACCTCTCCGCGCTGATCCCGAGTCCGATCGTGGTGGCGTGCATCGACACCGGGGACATGCCGAGGATGCTGCCGGGGATCGGGTACACCCGCTGATGCCACATCCTACCGGGGTCCACGACCTGACCCCGGACCCTCCACACGACCGAGCCGTCCTCCGCGCGCTGCGCCTGGACATCGTCGGGGTGCTGGAGCAGCACCTGAGAGGGCCGGCCCACCCCGTCGCGTTCCAGAACCAGCCCGTAGGCGTTGCCGCGTAGCAGCCACGACATCGTGAGCTGATACAGCCAGTCACCCATTCCGTGTCCGGTGCCGTCCGGATCTTGCAGGAACAGGGTCGGGGAGGCTGGCTTGGTTCCGGACCCCGAACCCGTGTAAACGCCCACTGGCAGCGTGCTGGCGAAGGTGGCTATCAGGTTCGTAGCAGCCCAAACAGCCACTTTTTGAAGCGACGCTTCAGCCTGCCACAGCGAAACCCTGTCGTAGGACCCCCGCGAGCCCACAGCGCTGTTCGGCGGTATCACGGGGTACGGGAAGATGCCTCGCTTCTCAGCCGGCCGGGGTGCGATCCGGAACACGCTCACGGCATCCTCCGATCAACGGCGAGTAGGAAAGCTGCGGCCACGATCAACGCGACGCCGACACCCCACAGCACGTAGGCCCCGGCCACCCCGCACACAGCGCCGGCCACGCCGGGCATGGCTGTGACGCTGCGGCCGACGCTGTCCACGAGATGTCCCATGATTGCGGCCATCCTAGCCCGTGATGATCTCCGTGCTACCACAGCGTGCCCAGAACGTCTACCGGGGTGCCGTGGACGACATGACCCCACAGCGCCAGCGTCACCGACTCAAGCGGCGATATGTCCACAACTCCCTGCCTGGCCCATACCCAACCATCGGACAACGGGCGCCGATCCGCCCCGGCCACGGCGCGATCCAACACGGCTTGCCCGTAGTGCTTCAGCGTCGGGGTCTCGCCCATCACCGCGCTGTGGTACATGCCGTAACCGGCGGCCACCTCACGCATGGACGGGCTCACAACCTCGATACCCGCGTCCGCCAGCAGGGGCAGGAGCTGCCCTGCGGGCCCTCCCGCGTCCACCACCACAGCGGCGGGGGAGTGCGCGTCCACAAGCTCCGCCAACCGGGCCGGAACCCACGAGGTGCCGACCCGGTGCTCGATCACCTGCACGAGGTACGCCCCGCCGAGGGAACCCGCCACGGAGATGGACGTACGGTCCGCGTCCGGCCACGCGCACGCCACCCCGAACACCACCGTTGCGGGGTCCGGGCGACCTTCAGCGGTCGCCAACTGCGTCCACCGCGTCTCGGGGATGACCGGCCAACTGCCGTCATTGTCCGGGGGCCAGTCCCCAATCGATAGCCGCTCCACGTCGAACGACTGCGCGTCCAGGGCCGCCAACTCACGCTCCACGAACTCCGGGTCGATCCGGATGCCGAGCGCCGGGTTCGACTCCGCCCACACCGTCGGGTCCGTCCTCATGCGGTCCCGCTGCTCGGGGGTGGCCTCCTCGGAGCCGGCGGGAGACCACTCCAGATACACCAAGCTCTTGCCACCGGACAGACCGCGACGGCGCACCCCGGACAGCACCCCGCACTCCTTGTGCCGGGTCCGGTCCACCGCGCTGCTCGTGTACCA